TGTGCGATTTGATCTGAATTCATCTTTAGTTGGTGAATCATTGGTAAATATAAAATCTGTTTACTCAGAAAAAGAAGCGTTTTACTTGCTTGTTTTACCTGCGGCCTCTGTAGTCTATTGTTTTGACACTAAGCAAACATTGCAGGATGGTGCTTTTAGAGTTACTAAATGGGATTCTATTACTCCCAAATCTTTAAAATCACTTCGTAATGGTGACTTGTATATAGGAAAAAATGGCTTTATTGGAAAGTATGGTGGTTACATTGATGATACTCAAAGTTACCAATTTGTCTATTACACCAACAATGCTGACCTTGGAAATCCAAATCAAATCTCTATTCTAAAAAGCATTTCAGCAATTGTGATTGGTGGCTCAAACCAGTTCTTAACAATCAAGTGGGGCTTTGATTATTCTGGTTCTTACCAAGGACAGAATGTTTTTATTCCAACTCAAGCAAGTTATGAGTATGGAGTAGCTGAATACAATATTGCTGAATACAACGCTGGCATTGCTATTAAGACACTAAAAGCAAATGCTTCAGGTGCGGGAAAAATTGTTCAAACTGGTTATGAAGCAACAATAAATTCTGTATCCTTTTCATTGCAAAAGATTGAAATTCAAGCCAAAGATGGCAAAATGGCCTAAGAGGTAAATCATGAGTAATTACACAAAAACCACTAACTTTGCAACCAAAGATAATCTTTCACCAGGCAATCCTCTCAAGATTGTCAAAGGTGCGGAGATTGACACAGAGTTTAACAATATTGCTACTGCCGTTGCAACCAAAACAGATAACTCTTCTGCTGCAATAACGGGTGGCACTATTACAGGTATTACTGATCTAGCCATTGCTGATGGCGGTACAGGTGCTTCTACGGCTACTGCTGCCCTAAATAACCTTCTGCCTAGCCAAACATCTGCTGCAAACAAATACCTTCAAAGCGATGGAACTAATGCTTCTTGGGATGCGGTAAGTCTCTCTACTTCCGACATTACAGGAACTCTTCCTGTTGCAAATGGTGGTACTGGTGTAACTTCTTCTACAGGCACTGGCGCTGTTGTTCTGTCAAACAGTCCTACTTTGGTGACTCCCGCATTGGGAACTCCTGCTTCTGCGACTTTGACAAACGCCACAGGCTTGCCAATCTCTACTGGTGTGAGTGGTTTAGGAACAGGTGTAGCTACATTCTTGGGTACGCCATCATCTGCTAACTTGGCATCTGCCGTAACAGACGAAACAGGATCAGGTGCTTTGGTGTTTGCCAATAGCCCAACTTTAGTGACTCCTACTTTGGGTACTCCCGCTTCGGCAACCTTGACTAACGCTACTGGTTTGCCAATTAGTACTGGTGTAAGTGGTTTGGGTACGGGGGTGGCTACTTTCTTGGCTACTCCTAGTTCGGCAAACCTTGCTTCTGCCGTTTCTGATGAGACAGGAACAGGTGCTTTAGTCTTTGCTAACTCCCCTACTTTGGTGACTCCTACACTTGGAACTCCTGCTAGTGGTGTTGCAACCAATTTAACTGGTCTGCCTTTATCTACTGGTGTGACAGGTACTCTCCCCGTTGCCAATGGCGGTACAGGTCAAACATCTTACACCGATGGTCAATTGTTGATTGGTAACTCTACTGGTAACACATTAACCAAAGCAACTTTGACACAAGGTTCTGGTATTACGATTACCAATAGCGCAGGTGGGATAACGATTGCGGCTTCTGGTGGTGGTGGATCAGGTGATGTTGTTGGCCCAGCGTCATCAACTGACAATGCGTTAGTTCGATTTGACAGCACGACAGGCAAGTTAATTCAAAATAGTGTTGTAACAGTTGCCGACTCAACGGGAAATATGGCGGGTGTTGGTACGTTGTCAATGAATGGTGAATTGACGTATGGTGGTGTTACGCTTACTAATGGCGTGACAGGAACTGGCAAGATGGTACTAGATACCAGCCCAACATTGGTTACTCCTGCACTTGGTACACCAACAAGCGGTACGTTAACTAACGCAACAGGTTTGCCAATTTCAACGGGTGTATCAGGTCTTGGTACTGGTATAGCCACTTTCTTGGCAACTCCCTCAAGTGCTAACTTAGCTTCAGCAGTTACAGGAGAAACAGGCACTGGTGCTTTAGTATTTGGTACTGCTCCCGCACTAAGCAATCCAACTGTTACGTCTTATACCGAAACTGTCTATGCGTTATCTGGGACTGCAATTGACCCTGCAAACGGCACAATTCAGACAAAAACACTTGGCGCAAACACAACATTTACTGAGTCACTTGCTGATGGGCAGTCTGTTGTGCTGATGCTTAATCCAGTTACCTACACAGTTACATGGCCTACGATGACTTGGATTAACGTAGCTGGCTCTGGCTCTTCCCCAACACTTGAAGCCTCATCCACAAACGTGGTGGTGATCTGGCAAGTTGGAAGTACTGTTTATGGTAATTGGGCAGGGAGTGCTTAATGTTTTTAGCTAACAAGTTAAACAAGGGAGCTGGTTCTCCCGCTGCCCCTGTAGACGCACAATTTAACTACGTCACTATGCTCTTGCATGGTGATGGAACTAATGGCGCACAAAACAATACATTTTTAGACAGCAGTACAAACGCATTTAGCATTACCCGCAATGGCAATACAACTCAAGGTTCTTTCTCGCCTTATGGGTCTAATTGGTCTAATGCGTTTGATGGGACTAGCGATTACATAGAAACACCAAGTTCTTCAGCATTTGCATTTGGCACTGGTGCATACACGATTGAAGGTTGGATATTTATTAACGTAATGCCAAGTAGCGGAAATATTTATCAAGTTTTCAATTTTACTGACGATAAAGAAAACCTATCAATCAATTCTAGTGGTACGCTAAATTATTATAATGGAACTACAGGTACTTCTTCAACCGCTACAGTTTCTGTTGGAACTTGGACTCATATTGCATACACTCGTTCATCAACAACAATAAAAGCCTATATTAACAATACAGAAGTTATTTCTGCCTCATCTAGTGGAAACTACACGAGTAATAGAGTTTTTGTAATTGGTGCTCGGGCGGCGGCTACTAAAGGTGCAAATTGTTTAAATGGTTATTTAAGTAATGTTCGTGTATTAAAAGGAACTGCTCTTACAACCTTTGATTTAACTACTAATTTAACAGCAATTACCAATACTGTATTGCTTACTTGTCAATCAAACAGATTTGTTGATAACAGTTCTAGCCCTTTAACGCTTACTACTTCGGGCAATACAAGCGTTCAACGCTTCAACCCATTTGGTGCTTCTACCGCCTACTCCACAAGCGTGATTGGTGGGTCAGGGTACTTTGATGGTAGTGGGGATTATTTGACTGTCGCAGATAATGCCGCTCTTGATGTTGATGCTGGCTCTTTTACTATGGAAGCATGGGTTTACTTTAGTGATGTAACCCCTGTAAATCCTATATTGGCAAAGAATTTTGGTTCTGCTGGCGGATGGATGATGTGGGTTCAAAGTACCACATTGCGCTTGCGTATGTACGATGCTAGTGCTAGTCAAGTCACAGCAACATCATCTGCATCGTTAACGTCAAACTCTTGGAATCATGTAGCGGCAACACGAAGCAGTAATACGCTTACTGTGTATGTCAATGGTGTCTCTAGTGGAACTGCAACATTTACTGGAACATCAACAAATGCCGCTGTCCTTGAAATTGGCGGGTATGGCGCGGCTACTTCTGTTTCAACTGGATATATTTCTGACGCAAGGCTTGTTAAAGGTTCTGTCGTTTACACAGGAAATTTCACACCTCCAACTGCACCCCTGACAGCAATCACAGACACATCATTGCTGACCAATTTTACCAATGGCGCAATCTTTGACAACGCCATGATGAACGACTTAGAAACTGTGGGTAACGCACAGATTTCTACAAGCGTGGTGAAGTATGGAACAGGGTCTATTGCGTTTGATGGAACTGGTGATTATTTAAAAGCACCAACTGTTTTAGGTTCTGGGTTTGGTACAGGCGATTTCACTATTGAATTTTGGTTATATGTGAATTCATTTTCATCTTTTCAAACAATAGTGGCAACCAGAGAAGGTGGAAATGTAAATAATTTATGGAATATTGGTTTTGATAGCACTGGAACTACTTATTTATACAGCGATGGATTTTATGGTCGTACCGCAACTTCAACAATCACAAGTGGCTCTTGGATTTATGTGGCGATAGTTAGAAGTTCATCGACAATAAAAACCTATATAAATGGAACTCAATCAGGCTCTAGTTCAGCTAATTCTCAAAACTTCATAGCATCACCTATAGGTGTTGGTGCAAATGCTGATGCGTCAGAGCCAATGAACGGCTATATAGATGACTTACGCATCACCAAATATGCCCGATACACCACAACATTCACACCGCCAACTGCGGCACTACCAGACATTGGCCCAAATTAAGGAAATATCATGCAAATTGCAATCTTAACTAACCCCATAACAGTAGGCGATTATCGTGAACTGTTTAGCAATACATCATTTCCTTCAAGTGGCCCTAGCGATGAATTCTTGGCTGAAAACAATGCTAAGAAGGTTAACGCCTTTAAAGCCCATGACAGACTGACTCAGAAGCTAGTTTCATGCTCTGCCTATGATGATGGTGAGTTTGTTTCTGTTGTTCAAGTGGAAAGCCTAAGTGCTGAAGAAATCCAAGTAGCCAAGGATTCTGCAATGTCTCAACTGAGAGCCACACGCAATGCTTTATTGCTTGCTTGTGATTGGACTCAGATTGCTGATTGCACCATTCCTAAGAAAGCTGAGTGGGCAAC